GATATTTAGAAAAAAGATTATCTCAAGAATTAGCGTTCATAGAAAAAAATAAACTACGATCATATAAATCTTTTGAAGATTTAAAAAAGAAAGCAATTGAAAAAAATCAATTGGCAACAGCAGTCAATGCTGAATATCGTATTGGACAAATGGCAGGATTTTACGTTAACAAGAGTGAAGTAACCGTAAATGGATTGGAGGGTATGTCTCGTGAGCAGCTTGAAAAAAGATTATCTGAACTCGAAAAGAAGATTGGTGAAGCCAAGACAATTATCGATATCAGAGCAGACGAAGCTGAGACAATTACTGAAAAGTAATAAGTTTTCTGATTTTGTTGCTGCATTAAACATGGTTCACAATCCAGAACTAATTGATATATCAATGGGGAAAGTTAATGTCATTACCAAAAAAGATTAAGGTTGGTTATGTAGATTTGGACATCATTGTTGTTCCAAAAAATTCAAAGTTTTCAAAAGATAATTATGGAGAATACGATTCTAAGACCAATTCTATTCGTTTGGCAGAAGGTCAAAGAAAAATTGAAGAGCTGTCCTCGTTGCTACATGAAGTCTTACATGCAATATGTTGGCAATCAAGTCTTAGCACTGAAGGTGGAATTTTAGAAAAAAATAAGTTAGAAGAGGTTGTTGTTAACTCAATTGCTAATAATTTGACACAAGTTTTTAAGGAAAATCCTGCCTTGCTGTCTTACATAAAGGAGTCGGTAAATGGCACTAAAAAAACGAGAGTCAAAGCTATTCCAAAGAATAAAAAACAATATAAAAAATATTGATTTTACTAGGATAGAATCAACTACCATTCAAGGAATTCCTGATGTAAATGGCTGTGGAAATGGTGTTGAATTTTGGCTCGAACTTAAATCAACTCCTGACAATATTCCAGTACTGTCTAAGTTTCAAATCGCTTGGTGTTTTAAAAGAACACAACATGGTGGCAGAGTTTTTATTCTGCATGAGGCCCTCTCGCAGAGGCAACTTAAACTGTATCGGGTATCCTGTGTAGACTATAAAAACATACTTCATCTTTGCTACTCGCTACCGAACCCTGTCCCTCGTTCTCGTTGGGCAGATCTCGCAGATCAATTACTCGGTGGCCATTAGCCATCCTGGATCCGCAGCGTCTTCCTGCAGCTCACCCGTTCTCGTTTCTCGTTCTCGCAGTGGCATTTTTCATTTGTATTTTAAGCATTGGCTCAGGACCTTCCCTGCAGCTCACCATGTGTTTCCATATCTCGTTTCTCGCACAGACATTACCCGTTTCGAATGGGTAATACTCCATCAGGCTCAGGACGGCAGCCCACCTGTTTCCAGTAGCAGTTCTCGTTTGGACAATGGCAATGTGGTGTGCAGATGTGTATAAACTCCTGAGCCCTGCCTTCAGGTAGCTCTGGTGTCAAAGATTACTTCTCGTTTGCCAATGGACACTGATCACTTGGGTAATTCATAAAGTTCCTCAGGGGGCGTCAACACCTGTTTCTAAAAATAATTTTTTTTAGCTCTTGACTTCTGAGCTGATGTATCTTATATGCATGGGACAGCCAGATGAATCCGAAAGGAAAGAGATAGTATAAAAGGTACGTGCGTAAGCAAGAGACTTTTTATCAGATCGTTTCTGGTGAAGCGGGTGACTACCGCAATAAAATGGGTGGGGTTGATGGTCTGGGTCGTTTGCCACTATCAGCCCTGCTTTAATAACTAACAAAGGAGAAGAAGATGCGAATAATGAAAACAATACACTGGCAAGGTAAAAATTACCTAATGCCATTCAAAGTAAATCTAGAATGGGATAAAGGTCAGGAAGTAGAAATAAGAAACAGATTTAGTGGGGAGCCGTGCAAGTTGCCTTGGTTCGCTGCAGCTGTTTATGATTTAATTATTGGAGCCGAACGTTTTGGAGATTGGCAGACACATCGTGAAGGTCTAGATTGGTTTGCAGAAAATTTTCCAAAAGAGTATATGGTAATTTTAGATTGAAAGGAAATATATGACAATTAATAAAGAAGATCCGTTACAAAAGTGGTTTAAAGAACATCTCGTAGTGATGACTGTGGGAGGTGATAAAAAACAAGAAGAAAACTTACGCAGGCAGATCGAAGAGAAGGCACGTGAGAAACTAACAGAAAAAAAGAAAAAATATAAAGTTGTAATCGAATGGGGATCCACGGGTGGAGAAACCAAAACATATTATTTCGACACTGAAAAAGAAAAAGAATTTTTCGCTTATGGTGTTGATGAAGCTAATGGTTGGATGGATTACAAAATTATAGAGGAGGATAAATAAATGTGGACTGATAAAAACACCATTGCCATCCTTTGGGGTGTGGAAGACGTTAAGACTCAGGCTACCATCCGTGGCCTTAAGCTTACAAAAAAAGAATGCCGCCAGGTTCTGGAAGAATGTTTAAACTCACATGATGCAACGCTCGGACTCTCGTGGGATATCCTGGATCATCACATCGTTAACATGTTTAGTCACCGGATCAGGAAGGCAGCATGATGGTAATCTGGCTGCTTCTAGCAGTGATGTGTATTCTGTTTCCTGAATTAATGGCAGCAGTCTTGGTGTGGACGGTGGTGAGTGCTCTTCGGGGCACTGCCACTTTCTTCTGATTTCTCGTTCTCGTTCCTAAATGTAAGTTCACCTATAAGTAGTAAAAAGGAAGGTAGCACGGGGAAGCTGGTGATGGAAACATCAATCCTTGTGCCTTATAGCAAGACTTTTTTGATGAAAATAATGTTTGACATCTATCCACTTGTGAATTAATTGTTTTGTTAAATAACTTAACAAAGGAGAAAGTATGGGCTTTGACTTATACGGACAAAACAAAAACTCTCCAACAGGAGAGTATTTCAGAAACAATGTGTGGTGGTGGCGTCGTCTCGCTGATTTCGTTATAAACGAAACAGGTGTAGTTGATGAGAAAGACGCTGACGGTTGGCACGAAAACGGCGGACACAAGGTGTCGGCAGAAGAGGCAGAGCAGATAGCAAATCAACTTGAATATCTAATCTCGACAGGGAAAGTTGAGGAGTATGCGAAAGAAGTTCAAGAAATGATTTCTCGTGCTAAAAAGAAAAATAAAATCGTGCAGGAAAAGTTTGACAAGCTACACGACAGGGCAATCGAAGAAACCAAAAACAAACATATAATTCCGAGAGATTACCCAGAAAATTTAAAAGCAGAGTGGAGCAATCTTTGGGACGAAATGGATAGAAATGAAAATTATCCTTTTTCAATAGACAATGTAAAAGAGTTTATTTCTTTTTGTCGTGAGAGTAAGGGCTTTAGAATTTGTTAATTGACATATTCTAAAAAATAATTAAATTAAGTTTCGAGCCGTTTAACCTTGTTATGTATAAACGGCTCGTTTATATGAGTGGTCTTTTGTCAGAGTAGCTCCTGTTTTAGACCACTCGCCAACCAACCAACTAACAAATGATAGATTTATTTTTAGAATATAGTTTTATTGAAATGGTGTTTTTAATTTTCGTTCTCGTTCTCGTGGTTATTTTAATAAAGTAAAATTTACCCCCTACCTACCACCCGTCCAGACGGCAACTTGCTCGTCCTTGTGCGTTTAAATCAAACTTTTTTTACAACTTAAAAGCTAGATTTCAAAAAATCCAGCAAAATGAATTATCAACATTTTAAAAAAATATTTTTTTTAACTATTGAAATTTGATTAAATCTAAACTATCTTATCAAGATAAGATAAAATAATTTATCTTATAACTAACTAACAAAAGGAAAACAAATGAGTACAAACACAAAAACAAAAGCGAGTAGTAATTTAATTACAAAAGCTGATAAAGAGGTTTTAAGTTCATATATATTCCAATCGTACAAGTTAAAGGAATATACAAACTTAAAAGCAAAAACAAAAGAAATAGCAGAAGGCATTTTTGCAAAAGCAAAAATCAATTTAATTGTTGTTGATGAAAAATCTTTTGTTCAAAAAATTGAACGCACTCAAAGAAGATTTGATTCAACAAAATTTGTTGAATATGTTTTGCAATCTAATGACAAAAAATTAATTGCATTAATTAATCAATTCTATAAAACTATTGATACTTTAGAATTGAAACCTGTTAATGCAGATTTTGATACTCAACTTAAAACAAAAGGGGAAATAAATGCCTAATAATTTACCGAGTGTATCTAGTTATTTTGCGACAGCATTATCAAATAAACTTGGTACAGAAATTAGTACAGCAAAAATAAATTCTTTACTAACTAATGATAGCCAAAAGAATTTGAATTATGAAATTCTTTACAAGTTTTTAGAAAGTTCTGTTGAGGAATTTATTCTTGTAAATAATGGCAACCCACTTGTTGATGACTTTAGACAAAAGATATTAAATAAATTATCTGGTGTTCTAAATATTTTAATGAGTAAAAATAATAATGAATAAAAAAGTTATTATTAAAAATGCTAATGATATTCCCCCACGAATTGTGGGGGTGTATCTATTAATAAATAAGAAAACAAATGTTGTTGAATATGTGGGGCAATCAACTAATGTTTATCAGAGACTACTTGGCAACTGGTATTACCAACCAGAAAAACATCTAGTAAAGATATTAAGGTGTTCGTTGCAAGGTGTTCGTTGGTATGAAAGAAAGTTATTACAAAGATTTAAACCTAGATTAAATCAGTTCATACCTAAGAAAAAACATAACTATCTACATAATCCTTACTTATAATCTACAATTAAATCAAAGCAGGGGGCGTTTTTAAAACGCCCTTTTGCAACCCCTATTCCCCCTTTTTGCCTTTATGTATCTATACTTTCTGGGCTTTACAACCAATCATATACACGTATAGAGTAGCTATACTTTATGAATTTAGAAACATTAACTACCGATCAATTACGAGATAGAGTAGAAAAATTATATATTGAACATATTAAGTTATGTCAGGATAATTTTTTATATTTTGTACAAACAGTTTGGCCAGATTTTATTTTTAAGAAAGAAGCTGATCCAAAAAAATGGGGCCACCATCAAATTATATCCAACGAGTTTACAAAAATTTCTAGAACAAAAAAGGGACGTTTGATTATTAATATGCCTCCTCGTCATACAAAATCAGAATTTGCATCTTATCTTTTCCCAGCTTGGATGATAGGAAAATTTCCTAAAATGAAAATAATGCAAGTATCTCACAATGCTGAACTTGCTGGAAGATTTGGTAGTAAGGTTCGAAACTTAATTGACTCAAATGAATACAAACAAATTTTTGGAGATGTAAAACTTAGAGAAGATTCTAAAGCTAAAGGTCGTTGGGAAACAAGTCACGGTGGCGAGTATTATGCAGCCGGTGTCGGTGGATCTATTACAGGTCGAGGTGCTGATTTATTAATCATTGACGATCCACATACAGAGCAAGATGCTCTTAGTGAGAATGCAATGGACAGAGCTTACGAATGGTATTCATCGGGTCCACGTCAGCGACTTCAACCTGGCGGATCTATTTTATTAGTTATGACAAGATGGGCAGAAGATGATTTGACTGGAAGATTACTTAAAGCACAATCGGAACCTAAAGCAGATAAATGGGAACTAATTGAATTTCCCGCAATCATGCCTAGCGGTAAACCTGTATGGCCAGAGTATTGGGATCTTGAAGAATTAGAAAAAGTTAAAGCATCTATTTCTATTCGTCACTGGAATGCACAGTACATGCAAAACCCAGTTGCTGATGAAGGTGCAATTATAAAAAGGGAATGGTGGCAAGTATGGAAAGGTGAGATACCAAAACTTAAACATGTCATTCAAAGTTATGATACCGCTTTCTCTGCAAAAGAATCTGCCGATTATTCTGCAATTACT